AGTAGGAGTTCCAGTAGCACTTTGACCTAAATCAATTGTATATGGTTTAATTTTTTCAGTTGATGTAGATATTTCTAATGTTGGATTTAAATTGAACTTAGTTATAAATCCATCTCCATATAAATTAGGTGTATATTGTTTGCTTATGTCATAAAAATTTGCCATATCTTAATTCTATGTTAATCTATTTCCTTCTGCTAATTGTATTGATGTTAATATAGCATCTCCATCAAATTTATTTGTAACATTGAATTGCATTCCTTTTAATGCATCTACTATAGCTTGGGTACTTCCTCCATTTGATGCCAATTGATTGTTCGGAGTGATAGTTCCAGCACTAGATGGAGTAAATATTTCTGGTCCAACTTCTCCGACTACATATGATGTTCCAGCTGCTACTGGTCCGCCAAATCGTTTAACTCCACCGCCAGTTACTACATCAGTAGTCGCTGATTTTAATAACGCTGTTCCAAATTTAATATCGCTAGCTATGAATAATGTATCAACTGCTATTTCTCCTATGTCAGTTTTGAAAAAATCAAGCAAGCCGTCTTTAAAGTCATCGGCTGCTGTAACAAATTTATCAGCTACAAATTTTGCATCTGTTGCTGCTTTTACTGCATCTGCTGCATCTTGTGCTGTTCCTCTTGCTACTCGATCAGTAGTTGTTTGTAAACCTAATTCGTCAAGCATAGCTAGATCTTCGTCTGAAAGTTGTTCTGCTTCGCCTTTATTATCTGCAATTCTTGCTAATTCTTTTTGCTTTTTTAAAACTTTTGCTAATACCGACTCTTCAACACCCATAGCGTCGGCTGCAGCTTTTCTTAACATGAAATTTGTTTTTAATTGATCTCCATGAGTTGCAATAACATCATTAATAATTTCTAGTTGTTTTGCAGCATCACCTTCAATTGTTGCCTTTGCCATAGATGCAGCTATGTTTTTATTAGTTTGAGTTTCAAATTTCTTTCCAGCAAACATTTGAAACTTAACAGAAGCTTCTGTTTGTTTCTGAATATCTAAAAATCCTTCACCAGACTTTTGCAAATCATTTAATGTTAATCCTAAACGTTTTGCTTCTAACACAGTTTTTACTAGTTCTTTTTTACCCATACGACTAAACTGTGCTACTATATCGTCTGATAATTTGCTAATTTCTTCGAAGAAATCTTGAAATCCTCCTTGATATCTAAATCCACCTTCACCTTTTGCAAAATCTGTAGCTATTTGTCCGTATTCTTTGAGAGATGGTATTAATTCTCCGTTTTGTAAATTTGTTAATGTACGAAATGCATTTGCTGAATTTTCGTCTAGTTTTAATCTGTCACGAAGTACTTCATTTAATTGTACTTGTGTTTTGAAATATCTTGTATTTCCTTCGATAAGTTTTGCAGTACCAGGAAGAAAATTTTGTAATTCTCCAATATATTCTTTTGCAGTAGTACGATTAATATCAAACTGTATCTTAAGTCCGTCTAGACTTTTTGCAAATGCAACTGCGTCGTTTGTATTTAATTTTAGTGTTTTTTGTAATCCTAATGCTCGTTCTTCTAAAATATTGAATTTATCAATAACTTTAAGTGATGAATTTTCTACTAAACCAAGAATTTGAATTGTTTTTTCTAATTCTCTATTTGCTTTAGCTACATTAACTCCTAGATTCTTTCCAAATGCATCTGATAAATCGCTTATTTTTTTGTCTGCCTTTTCTCTGGCATCATCTTGTTCATTAGTAAACTCTTGTCCTTGTGTAGGAAGTAACTTTAATATTGATATAGTTTCGTGAATATTCATTAACAGATTCTTTTTAATAAATATTTAAAACGGACCTTTTTCGATATGTTTTTTACTTTTATTAGAAGTTGAAACGCTTTTACTAGCTATTTCATTTTTTTTCTCTATTATTTGATTTAATTTGTTTGTATAGAATTTTCTTAGATATATCGGCATATTATATATAGTATCCCAAGACCATCTTCCTTCTCCTAACCAAATTAAATCAAAAATATGATCATGTAATTTTGGTTTATCAATTGGTTTCAGGCCAAAGAAGTTCTGGTCCAAATTGAAACCCGGCAGTAAAGGTGCCTCCATCCTCACCTTCAAACTCATATTCTTTTAAAATAGCTGGTGCATTTTCTGATACATATTTTTGGAATTTTCTAGAATCTGCCAATGGAAATTTATATTTTAAAAATTCATCAATTTCTTCNNAAGTACGCTTTCCGTCTACTTCACGAATTGTACGTAGCAAAAATGAAGATATTAATCGTTCATTGCTAGTATCTTTGTCTGGCTTTAAACAATATGAAAATTTAATAACTGAATTATCAGAACAATTAAAACTTGATTCTCCGTTTTCATCGGTAGCTAAATCAAAATCTTTGTATTGTACTTTTGTTAAGTCAATTGTTCTGTTTATTACATTGTTAGTGTTTGGATCTGTAACNGTTACAGGATAATCACTTCCATATGATAAAATTCTAGATGTTAATATAATAGCTTCAACATCACAACTGGCTAATTCTGAAACATTTATATCTTCTATTGTAATAGATTCTATTAATTTATCTAACACAATTGCTTCACGAATATATGATAAATTTGTTAATATATCTTCATCATATGCAGTCATATGACGTATTTCAATTACTCCGGATCTTAATACATGTCCTTTTGGATATATTTTACCTTGAGATGGTAATTGTACTAGTTCTGTTGGAATAGATGATTTTTTCTTTTCAACGTATTTTTCTTTTGCTAAATTAATTAAATTTTTGTTATCATAACGATCTGTTACTTTTGCCATAAAAACTCCTTTTAATAACTTTATTATAAATATTAGTTACTTGAAAAATAGATTGAATATATATTTGTACAGTAAATATGGGAGCAATATACTCCCATAATTTAAAAAATTAATATTTTAATACTGCGTAATCGTATGATAATGTTAATGAAATTTCAACTGCTGCTTCGTTTGACCAATCCATATCTCCAAAAGATGCATCATTAATATATGCTCCTACTAATTCCCATTCTTCTATTTTTTCACCAGTTGGTGATAAAGAATAAAAAGTAATATTTCTTTTGTATTTTGCAGCGCCTGTTGCATATCCGTCTCTACCAGTTAATGATTCATGATGATTTCTAACCCAATTCATTACTGCTTGAGCTCCTGATGGAACAATAGCATCATATAATGTTATAGTAAGATCCTGCCATCTTGTTTTTCCTTTAACTTTTCTTTCAACGTTAATATGATCTAATACTACATTACCGTTATTTACACTTGGTCTTCCAGAAGCTTTAATTAAATGAGATGGAATATCTTCAAATTCCATGATAAATCGATTGGTCATTTTTGGTTCCCAATCAAACGCTTTAGCAAATAAGTCTGTGTAATCGACACCAGCTAAATTTTGGTTTAATTGAGTTTGACCTTGATTTGGTAATTTTTTAAGTAAATCTATGTTTATTGACATTTTATATCCTATTTTATATAAATATATTCATTTCTAAAAATTAATCAGGAAATGAAGCACCAGTTGGTTGAATAGTAAAGTCTAACACAATAAATTCTGCAGTTCTGGTTGGTTGTAAAAATAATTGTCCTACTAAAAAGTTTTGATCAATTACATCTGGAGTGTTATTTGTTTCATCCATAATAACACGGAATGCACTTAAACCTGATTGAGCTACTACATCTTGTAAATAAGGATTTACTATTTGTAAAAATCTATTTCTTGTTGATGCTGTATTTTGTTCAAATACTAAAAACCTAGTAGCAGAAGCAATAAATTTCTTAACAGTGATTAATAATCTTCTAACATTGACTCTATCTAATGCAGATGGTAATGCTTGCAATGTTTTTTGTCCCCAAATACATACTCCTTCATTTGGAAANTTAGCAATTGGATTNATTCTATTTTCATATAATTCATCTCTATCTGATTGAGATANTCTTATATATGTTTTNGATACCATTGATAATCCNCCNCTATTTAATCCTGCAGGNGCAAACCATGGATGNGCAATTCTGTCTGTAAATGATAATACACTAGGAACAACAACACTTGGTGGTACCCAAATTGATTTAGGTGCTCCAACCGGCTGAGCTAATACCCATGGATAATATGTTGCAGCATAACTTGAATCCAATGTTTTAATAGTGTTTTTAGCTGTGCTTATGTTACTTGTTTTCCCAACAGGATCCATCACATAAAAAGCATCTGCTCTTGTTTCACATAATGTTATACCTGCATTAGTTACAGCNGAATGNAATTCATGAACNACCCCTGGTGTTATTAACATATTGAAATCATATTGATCTGTATTTGACAATGTATTAAATGCATTTTTATATGCAGTAGTACCTGTTTTTCCATCAGCNGAACAATCAAATCCAAATGTATTTGTTGAAGAAATATTTTCTCCAGAAAACTTTGGTAAATTTGGTCTAGCNCCATCAAAACCTCCTTGAATAGGAACAATGAATTTTCTTGTGCTTACAGCAANATTAGAATCTATAGTACCAGCATTTAATACANNTCCAATAGATCCNGTATATGGAGCAGATGAAGGAAAACTAGCACCAGCATCTTGTTTCATGTCTCCTAAATAAAAATCTGCATTATTACCTNTTCCTGATCCNGNAGTTGNTATTGGAGCAAGATAATTTAAATTATTTGTATCAGAATAATCAAATCCAAAGAATATACTAGAATTATATCCTGCTGAACCAACTTGTGTAGTTACGTTTGATGAAGCAACAAAATTAACACTAGCAGATGGATTTGCTATTGGNGAACTTAATGCTCTAAAGCCAAATGGNACTGCACTTGGATTAATTTTATTTTNAACAGCNGATGTTACTTCAACTCTTATNTATTTTGAATTATTATCAAATGTTCCNGATTCCACTAATCTTTTNGAAGANGGGTCAATATATTTATATACATCGCCAATTACTTTTGAAATATATCTTGGAGANTCTGGNTTTAAATTTAAATTNGTAAATGATTCTAAAATTTCTGGNGATGTNTCAGTNTCGTCAGAATCAAATGGTGATAGCAAAATATTTCTATTATTAACTGCTCTTACAACTAAATCGAACTTGCCATATCCTGTTTGTTCTGGATTTTCTGCGGCTGTTATAATATTTTGTATTCCTATTTTAAAATCATAATTTTCGCCTGTGCCATGAGATAATGCACAAATTTTAAATAAATTTCTTGTTGTACCACTTATTTGTTGAGAAGTAATAAATGGTGTCTTAGGAGACTGAAAGTCTTGTAAATGCTCGTAATTATCAATTATTTGTAATTTAACTGATACATCTCCTAAATTTGCAAATTGATTCTTGATATTTTCATTTTCATATTGAACATATACTGGATAATCAATTGATTTAGGATTACTTCCAAATATTTTTTCTATATATGAGTTACTAGAATCGTCTATAGAAGCAGATATCGTTGTATCCTACCTGCGGTATTTGAAAATCCTGAATATCCTGGATATTGAGAATTTACTTTATATGATCCAGATATTGTCAAGGAAAACGATCCTGATTCTCCGCTTGATATTGAAGAAGATACGAATAATTCAGTTTCATTATGGGTTATTGCTACAGTTGGATGAAGAATATGAGAAACAAAACTTTTTTGTTCTGCTCCAGAGCCAGATTCAGCAATAATTGCTAATGCTCCTTTTGTTAATTTATATCCATCTTCATATAATAATCTTGTTACTGTTAATGTGCCTGCATTGTCTAAATATTCTTTTGCGGTAAATGGAAGATATGAATCTTCTGTATATGATCCAAAAATACTTTCAAACTCAGCATAATTTTTTACTTGTGTTGGTATTTGTGCTGGACCTTTTATGGTTGGTCCAATTAAAGCAGCACCTATTTCACCAATTCCTTGAGGTAAAAATGACTGATCTATTTCTTTAGTAAATACACCTGGCGATACTATTCTTTCGGCCATTGACTATTCTCCTATAATTATGTTTATTATAAATATATAACAAAACTTGAAAAAACTAGTTATTTGGCGTAAATGTGCCTTCTTGAAGATTAATTTGTCCTTGACCATATTTTTCTTGCAAATTTTTAATCAAGTCTTGTTCTTTAGATCTTAATTGATTTAATTGATTAAACATTTCATTTTTCTTTTCATCAACTTGTGTTAATTGAGTATTCAATGCGTTCTCATCAATTTGTAATAATCCTAACATGTTAGTACATTCTGCAAATTGATCTTGAATATTTTTTATTGATTCAATATCTTCCTTAGCTAGTTTTTTTGAATTCATTGTGTAACTTCCTTTTAAAATATTATAATAAAAATTTATTTATAATCCAAATCTAAATTTTAATGCATTATAATTGTGTAAAGCTTTTAATTAAATGATTTTTTATTCTAATCTAATTTTAACAGTTCCTTCAGTATGATATAATCCTCCAATTCCGATTCCAGCGGATGCAGCTGCAGAATCATCAGCAAAATTAAAATCTACTAATTGGTCTAAATATACTATTGCTCTATGTCCATTTCCAGAAACTGTTGCGGATACAACGTTCATAGCATTTCTTGCAAAAGTAGAAGATGGACCACAACCTACTGTAAATAATGAACTTGCTGAACCATTGGCTGTAGAATCGTTAAATTTACCAAACGCTCCCATGTTTTCATAAGCTATATCTAATCCTTTACCATAACCAAAAGAATTACTTGACGAAATCACTAATCTATTTCCTCCAATAAATGAATTGTTTACATTGGCCTCTTTTTGCATGGAATGTTGAAAACCTACTATAATATTTCTTTGTGAGGTACTTGGTCGTAAAGTGTGCTGTGCGCCATGTATAAAAGAATGTTTTAAATTTGTTCCTATTTTATTAGAGCTTCCTGCTACAATGTTATTGGAATCTGACGTTTCGCCCCCGGTTGCACCTAAGAAAACATTTTTATTTCCATTTCCAGTAGCCGTGTGATTATTACCTCCTATAAAAGTATTTTCGGAGACACTACCAACAATAATGTGATTTGAACCTCCAATATATATGTTATCTGAGCCATCGTCTGTTATATTAGTAGTGTTTATTAATACCGAACTATCACCAGAAATATGACTATTACTGTCTAGTAGTGCTACTGATTTATTGCTTCCTGTATATGAAGTATTTATAGATTTAATTGAAATATTTTCATATCCGTTGTTAAAATCAATATTTTGTGAATGAAGAGCTGCGTTTTTACCAGTAGAATTTGAAGAAGTTATTGACGTAGACCCTATTATAGTATTTTCTTTTGTAGAATTGCTAAGTTGAAAATCGCTTGAATTTATAACAGTATTTTTATCGCCTATTAAATAAGGACTTTCTGTTAATGCGTCAATTTCGGCTCCTAATACAACATTTCTATCCCCACGTATAATAATGCGTTTAGAGCTTCCAA